CATTAAAGGGCTATAACACATACATGAAGGGAAGATACACTACGCTGTATGCATCAATTTCCGCTGAATTAGCATGTGGAAATGGTAACTATAGTGTAGTTGGCTGGAATGGAACGTCTTTTTACCCTTATTCAGACAGTGTATCTAACCTTGGAAATTCAACACATTACTGGAATGGCGGATACATACTAAGTTTATATTCAAGGAATATAAGCCAGACAAGCAGTTTTGGAACTATCGGCTTCTACGGTGCAAACCCTACTACAAAAACAAGTATAAGTACACTTTCAACATCTGCCACGCTTACTGATGTAATTAATAAGGTTAACTCGCTAATAAGCAACTCTCATGGGCTCTGGAATTAAGGAGGTTTTAATGGCAAAAGGATATAATCTACAGATTTTAGAATATAAACAAGAACTTATAAAAGTTATAAATGCATCACAGCTTCCGGCAAGCGTTCAACGCATGTGCATTGCTGAAATACTTGGACAGGTGGATGCATTAGTAGCACAGCAGATAGAAATGGAACGAGCAGCTGAGAAAGAGGGTGATGCAATTGGCGAAGAGATATGCAAGGGTTAATTTTCAAAATAGACCTTCCGTAGCAACTCCTTTAAGTGCAGATATACTAAACAGAGTGGACAAGGGTGTTGATGATTGCGACAATGCCATTGAGAGCTTAACAGGCACAGTAAATGGGTTAGTAACAACTGTAGCGGGTAAAATAGATAAAACATCTATAGCCGCAACGGATACAGTAAATGACACTACAAAGGTGCTTGGTGCCAATGTAGGCTACGCACTGGGGCAGGAAATAGATGCTTTAAATCTTTCGAAATTATCGGTAATTTCAACAGCCACAGACCCGAATACGGCACCAGTTGGCATGTTTTATTTCAATGGTACGGTAAATGCACCTTCTTTTTTTACGGGAGATAAAAGTGGAATAATAATATGTGCACAATTCCAGACTAATGCTAATTATATGGTTCAATTTGCAATGTCATTTAATAATGATTCGATTGGATTTAGGCGAAAACTTGGTGGAACATGGCAAGCATGGGTAGAAAAATAAGAAAGGATAACCTATGGAAAAATTAAAAATTGGAAGTATAGAATTTGACCTTGTACCTATGGGGATATTGGAAGATACCCAAGGAAAAACAAGGTCTTTTATAGTTACAAAAAGCGTGGATTTTGAAGCAACAAGAACAGCTGTACTGGCTGGCTTAACCCGGATAGACCATATCGGCAATGATGGTGCGATTGCTAACTCCTACATGGACTGTATAGCCCTTAAATCTATCCTATACAATGAAGAGGGTACATATTCCATTACACTGAGTACAGATGCTTCCTTAACGGAAATTAAAGCCCTACAGGCAAAATTAAAAGAAACGCAAAGTACAAACGACAATGCAGTGGCAGAACTTACAATTTTGATTGCATCAATGAAGGCATAGGAGGAAAGCATGATATTTACAGCAGAAAGCGCACTAGTACAAACATGGGTAAGAGTAGTAAGGAGCGGACAGTATGAAAAAGAGCAGGTCCCTAACATTGGTAACCTCCGGGATGTTGTTATTGGCATCCTTGATAATCAAGCATAGAAAGGTGGTACATATGAATTTTACGGCAAATAGCGCAATCGTAAAGATTTGGGTAAGTCTGGTATTGGTCGGTACCTATACAAAGGAAGATATTCCGAAACTTTATAATTTACAGGATGTAGTTTATAGTGTCCTGGATAGTCTGGCATAGGGGAGCTTCGGCTCCTCTTATTAATTATATTGAGAGGGCAGTATATGACCATTGAATTAGCAATTGTTATATCAATTATATCGGTATCAGCGTCAGTTGTATTTGGATTCGCTACATGGCGTAGGAATACCAGTACGGATGTAAAACAGGATGCCGGACAACAGGCAACTATAATCACCAAACTGGATGGAATTGAGAAAGGCGTGGACGATATCAAGGAGGAACTCAAAAACGTAAAGTCAGAAGTTAGGGAGGACCATGACCGGATAATCCGTCTGGAAGAATCAACAAAACAGGCACATAAGCGGCTTGATTTGGCAGGAACCAAGAGAGAAGAATAAGAAAGGTAGGTAATTTAATATGGAAATTTTAACACAGTATGTAGTATTGGTAGTAGTAGCTATCTGTTTTGGTGTAGGCTTTGTAATAAAAAATAGCTTAGACTTCATTCCCAATAAATATATACCTCTTATAATGGCTGTATTGGGCATTGTATTAAACGTTTGGCTTAATGGGTGGACATTTACCCCGGAAATCCTTTTAGGCGGTTTAGCAAGCGGCCTGGCAAGCACAGGAGCCTTTGAAGCTTTCAAGAACCTTACAAAGAAAGAAGATGGTAAGTAATGGACATTATCCAGAAGTTTATGACAAAGAACCGGTGCTATACTTCTCCAGTTCCTATAAATGTATCAAAGCTTGTGCTGCACTCTCTGGGTGTGGCACAGCCTTGCAGTGACGGGATAATTAACAGTATGAATACTTCCAGTGCTTCTGTATCGGTACATGGCTTTATTGAGACGGACAGGGTTATACAAACATTGCCATGGAACTACAGAGCATGGCACGTGGGAGCCGGCGCTAAAGGTTCCTACAATTCCAAGGCAATAGGCATTGAAATATGTGAACCGAAAGGCCATGGCTATAACGGTGGCACAATGATAAACTATGATGTAAAGGCCAATGAAGAGTACTTTAAAAAGGTCTACAACAATGCTGTGCAGCTCTTTGCTTATCTATGTGATAAATTCAGCCTTGACCCGTTAAAAGACATTGTATGCCATTGTGAAGCCCATGCATTAGGATACGGTTCCAATCATTCAGATGTAATGCAGTGGTTTCCGAAACATGGAAAGAGCATGGATACTTTCAGAAAGGATGTGCAGTCATCCATGAATTACATACCTGTAGCACCAATAACACGTAACTCCGATACCAAATCCGTTAAATGGCTCCAGGAGCGCCTAAACAAGGCTAATCCAACCTACGCTATACCTACCGATGGAAAATACGGCGCAAAGACCAGAATAGCAGTTCTACTGTACGCTGAAACTCAAGGATGGAACTGGGAAAAGTCTACCGGCTGGCAGGTCGGACCCGGAACTGTAAATACACTATCTAAATTATAAAAAACAGGCCCGGGGTTAATTCTCCGGGCTTTTATATTGGTTCCTTTATTCATCCTCATACCATTCCTTTCGCCTGTACCCGGCAGGCCATCATCAGACGGGGTTATAGTCCTTTTGTATACCAATGTTCCATTGTATCATAATGGTAAAAATTCAATTCATATCTCCGCGATACTTCATTATAGCTTTCAGTCACAACTACATTCTCTGGCTTGGATATGCGGGTTATCTTCTCAATTCCCCATGTATCACCGACTTTCAAATCGCAAATTGTTCGCATATTTTCTCTTTCTCCCCGTATACCCGATAGGACAGGCGGTATTTATTTTTTAAACCACCTACCGTTAACTTCATGGACTTCTGTGTAAGCCCATCCATCTATATATACAGGGAAACATGACGTGTTCCCTTTAATGTAAAATCTTCCTTCATGTTCGTAAATTGCTTTCTTGGTCTTGTTATTTCTTGGTAGTGCAATTTCTGTGATTGATTTGTATTTCTTCATAATCTCTATCCCCTTTCATGTGGTTTATTATCTGTTCCTTATGATGTTATTGTAGTATATATCCCCATAGATTGCAATGTACATATCTCACAAAATATATCCCCATAGATTGGTTATTATGTATATATACCCATAGAATTTAATTTGATATACTGTTACAAAGGAGTGATTATATGTCTAAATATACAGAAGCACAGGCCAGAGCCGTAAAAAAATATCTTGGAAATATTGGAGAAACCAAGGTGAGAGCGCCGAAAGAAGATATGGAAAAATACAAGAAAAAAGCTGAAAAAGAGGGATTGAGCTTGAATCAATTCTTTATTAATGCTGCAGAAGAAAAGATATCCAGAGAGCAGCAATAAAAAACCCGGAGGTTTTATTCCTCCGGGATAGTAATATTAATTATTTATTGGTTTAAAATCCGATTCGTTAACAGTTTCTATTGTTTTTCCGGTATCCTTGTCTATTATAGTGTATGAAAATTTAATCTTATCTTCCTTAATTCCAGCAAATTGTTGATAACCTGTACTAAAGATTAATATTCCAAATCCAGTCATATCTGATTCTTTGTTATACTTATAAGCTTCTGCATCCACCTTTACCTTAATAGAAGTGAAATCATCATTAACAGATACGGACTTGTAGTATGATGGTGATTCAGACAAGTAGCTCTTTTTAAAAGTGTCTTTTATAAGTTTTAAAATCTCTTTTTGCTGAGATGCGGTCAGAGTATAAATGGTAGTGTAATCCTTATTTTGTTTAAGAGTTATTTTATTATCTTTAAGATATTTAGTCAGCTCATCAAAATTTAGCATAGTGGTGACTGTAGCTACAACGTTTTTTCCTTTTACAGTAACTTTGCAAGTATATTTTTTATTGTTTAAGACTGCGGTAATATCGGCAGTTCCTTCTTTTATTGCCTTTATTACTCCCTTGTTATTGATGTCAACAATTTTTTTATTACTGCTTGACCATTTTGGGAGTTTTGTTGTACCTGTTAATTTGAGTAAATCGGAATTTCCAATGTTCAGTGTAATGCTTGTTTTATTCAGTTTAATAGTTGCAGCACTTACAGCCTGTGATGGTACAGCCAATGTAGTAATCAGTATCAGAGCTATGAACAATGATAGAAACTTTTTCATTTACAACCTCCTATGTATTATCTATTCCAATTTTCCTTTTTGGAATATTGCGGTTCCAATAAATACTGCTGCAAATATAAAGCTCAAAATAGACCAGATCTGTAAATCTGCAAAGGTTCCTATATTTGATATACCTATAATTCCTCCCAACGCGTAAAACACACCGGCTGTAATGGCTCCGCCTTTAGATTTTCTTGTTGCTACTCCGATGATACCAGATATTAGCATAAAAATTGCTAACAGCAGTCCAGCACTTCCACTTACTTCTCCGTTGCTTTCCAGCGTATTGCTTATCCCTGCAGCGCATGACTGAAACATAATAATTACAAATAAAACCATCGATATTATTCCTATTACAGTTCTCGCAGTTTTCATATAGCCCTCCCATGTAAAATTATAACATAATTATGGGATATAATACCTATTTTGTCAACATAAAAAATACTCCACGCGATTACTTTGGGGTTTCAAAGCGTGGAGTAAGATTACTATAGAGTTACTATAGTAAAAATATTTTAACAAGCTGATATAATTTATGCAATGAGAATGATTACCATATATGGAATATTATGTATTTGTATGTGGGCGTTGTACACGTTTTGCCCACGCTTACCGAATGTATCTACATATAAACAAGTGTCATATTATGCAATATAGCTTTTTGTATTCGTTTACATGCATAAGACTATAATGTATAATAACAAATTTTATATTGCATTATGCCATGTAATGCAAATAAATGATTTAAATAAACGCAAAATATAGATAATTATAAACTTTATTAAATTTTTCATGTCCCTGCGGCAGTGGTAAGAAATATAAATTCTGCTGCGGAAAAGCTTGATTTAATGCATACAGAGGAATAATAATATATGATAAAATATAATATTGTCCACCATTTGCCCACGCAATTTTAATGTGTGGGCAAAGTTAGTTTACCGCTTCTTTATTGGAATCTTTCTTAACCTCACGTATATTTACAACCTTTTTGTTACACAAATCTCCAAACTGTTCAAATTTATCCACGGCATCGGTTTTCATTCCCTCGGTAGTATGAACATAAGTTTCAAGTGTTGTTCTGACGTTTGAATGACCAAGACGGTCAGAAACTGCTTTTATTATAACACCTGCTTCAATAAGCATTGTTGCGTGAGTATGTCTAAATGCATGAAAGTTAAAGTTAATTTCAAGCTCATAATTAACTACCTTAGAAACATATTTTATTGAATCGGAGCCATGAAATTCCCCATTTTCTTTAATAAAAACCGGGTATGTCCTTATGAGAGGAATATCAAATTCCAACGGCTGCATTGAAATAATCCTTTGAACTTCTCTTCCTGTTTCAGATAGCTCATTTTTTAAATAGTGCTTTACATAAAGTTCAGCATATTCAATTTCATTCGCATTTTGCCATTCTTTATATTTTAATAGTTCATCTATTAGAGTATCTCCAATCTTAATAGTACGGTAAGAAGTAGGTGTTTTGCATTCACCAAAGTACCATCTGGTTGATGCCTTACCTCTAACTCCTCGTTTCCTTTTTCCTTCGGATGCAGCACCATCTTTCTCAATTTTTTTTGCAATCTTATTGACTGTCAATGTTTTATTTTCAAAATCAATGTTATCCCATGTTAATCCGTATACTTCACCAATACGCAAACCTGTATAATAAGCAGTAAGCATTGCAACATACTGGTATTTAGACTTTTCAAATCTTTCAAATATTCTATTTATTTCGTCCTTTGTAAGTATAATTATTTCATCGTCATTTTTTGAAACTTTTGTCTTGGGAAGAGAAATGTTTTCTGCTGGATTCGTTGCAATTAGTTTAGCCGGAACAACCGCATATTTAAAAGAACCCTTTAAAACTTTAATAATATTTTTATTATATGCCCTTGTAAATCCTTGGTTAATACTAATATTATTCACCAGTTCTTGTATTATCATAGGTGTGATTGACTTTAATTTATACATTCCTATATTGGGCTTAATGTGTTTGTTGATGATGTTACGGTACCCTGTCATTGTGCTATCAGCTAAATTTACACTACAGTAATTTTTTAACCAATAATCAAGATAATCACTTACACTAATTTCGCTAGGAACAAACTTTAAACCGGCATTGTTATATTCAGCCAGTGCCTTTGCTCCAGCTTCAAGTGCATCCTTTTTAGTCCTAAATCCGCCTTTACTTATTTGATTTCTTTTTCCTTCAATTTTAGCTGCTTCAAATCGATATTCCCATTTGTCTCCTCTTTTTCTTGCATTTAAGTCTGACAATTATGTCACTCCTTTCGAAATTTGGGTATAAAAAATACACCTAACTATTGTAAATAAATATCCAGGTGTTATAATAAGGTTGTCAGGCAATATTATAACATATTGGAAAGCCGTTCTCTTAATGGGGACGGTTTTTTTATGCTAATTTACTTATAAGAAGTTCGATTAAGTCTATATTTTCTTTATCAAAATCGCCATTATATATATGCTGCAATTCGTGTAAGTAAGCTTCCTCCTGTTGTTCCGCATTGAGTTTAGTGTTAATTGCTATTATAAAGTAATTCACATCTAGTTCATAAGCAAAGCCCTTAATTTTACATGGCATATCCAAATATAGCAGGTTTATATCCATGTACTACCTCCTCATCAATGGCGCTCCTTCTTAATTCTTTCAATAACTTCTAATACAAAATCAATATCTGACGGCTCCAGTTTGCGAGAAGCATCAAAAAGAATACGAAGTTTATCATTTACTTTTAACATTTGTAGCCGTTCTTTGGTTTCATCGTTTAAGTAATATGCCGTTTCACCGTTCTCCTCCTTCCCCATTAAATATTCTATAGTAACCCCAAAGTAATCCGCAATTAATTGTAATTTATCAGTTTTAGGCGTTATTTTACCGCTCTTCCAATTACTAAGAGTTGTTTGTGAAATGCCTGTTTCTTTTGATATCTTATATGACGTGACATTATACTTTTGACATAATTGTTCAAAAATTGAATACATATTTTGTTCACCTTTCACAAAAATTAAAGTACTTGCTAAAAAGTAAGTAAAAGGTGTTGACATATTTCTGTTGTGGTAGTATAGTACAAATATACTTACTAAACAGAAACTATAAACAACCAATACTTGCTTAAAAGAAAGCTTACATTTTATATATTACTTTCAACCAAAATTAAGTATAACACAAAACGTAAGCAAACACAACTATTAATAACATAATGGCAAGTAGTGCTATAGTCCTAGAAAGGAGGAATTAATGGAAAAACTATATAACTGTGAATTTATTGCTGATAGATACGATGTAGAAGTTCGTACAGTATGGGATTGGATTCGCAATCAAAAGCTTCCTGCTTTGAAAATAGGAAAACAATATCGTGTTAAAGAAGCAGACCTATTAAAATTTGAAGAAGAAAGGAAAGTAAAATAACGCGGAGGAAATTAACATGGAAGACGTACTATATAGTGTCAAAGAAACATCACAATTATTAAAAACCAATACAGATTATGTTTATAAACTAATAAGGTTAGGAATGCTTCCGGCATTAAAACTTGGAAGCTATAAGGTTCGAAAAATATCACTATTATTATTTCTTGAGAAGTATGAAGGAAAGGATTTAACAAATCCGGAAGATATTCAGGATTTAGTCTTGGAAAATAATCGCTCTTTAGAAAGGAATACATATTGAACGAACATCACAAAAAGGAATCAAGATTGAAAAAATACATTGACAAAGAAACCATAGTAGCAGCAGTGGTATCCATCATAGTAACAGTTTCAATGCAATTATTGCTAGATTTGTTATTAAGCTGATTATGACAATAAAAAGGAGGACAAGTTAATGTTTGAATATCTGGTATTGAATATGTGGAAAGATGGCACGGAACATTGTACTGCATATGAAAGCTTTAAACTTGATAAAAGAGAAATATCATGGGGAGCGTCATATCGACTTGTCAATGACCATATTAAAAACAACTGGGTTATAGAAAAATGGAACGCAAATACATTTATTGGAATAGCTGATAAGGGAAAAGAAGAAACACTATGTTTGGATGAATTTAAGAAATGGCTTGCTGATAAAAATATTCCAGATGCATATATGGAGTGGTTACGGGCAAATCCTGATTACGTAAAAAGATACCCTCACATTGCAGGAAAAGAGTTTATATAAGCCATTATTTATTAAAAGGAGGACAAGTTATTGAACGAACTCATAACAATTAATTATGACACTGATAACCCGACAGTATCAGCCAGAAATCTTCATGAAGCTTTAGAAGTAGGAGCACACTTCAAAGATTGGTTCCCAAGAATGTGCGAATACGGATTTGAAGAAAAGAGAGATTACACCCCGCTCAATTTTGAGCACCCCCAGAATAAGCAGTTAATCAAAGATTATCTAATGTCGGTTGATATGGCAAAAGAAATCTGTATGCTGCAGAGAACAGAAAAAGGTAAACAGTGCCGTACATATTTTATTGATTTGGAAAAGGCATGGAACACACCAGAGCAGATAATGGCCAGGGCGATGAAAATAGCTGACCGCCAGATAGCTTCCTTAAGAGAGGTTAACACCAAACTGCTGATTAAGCAAGAAGAGGACAAACCTAAAGTCATATTCGCTAATGCTGTATCTGTATCGGACAAAACAATCCTTATCGGTGAATTGGCTAAGATTATTAAACAGAACGGTGTTGATATCGGAGAAAAAAGACTTTTCGCATGGCTCCGGGATAATGGTTACTTGATAAAGAGACAGGGAACGGATTACAACGCACCCACTCAAAGAAGTATGGAGCTTGAACTTTTCACTGTAAAAGAGACAGCTATCAGCCATTCAGACGGTCATGTAACGGTAAGCAAGACCACCAAAGTAACCGGTAAAGGACAGCAGTATTTTATCAATAAATTTCTTAGCAACAGGCCACTAATAACCAAGTAAATATGGATATAGCATAGAAAGGAGGAAAAGCGTTGAACAAACTAGCAATTATTAAAGACGGTGATAAAACAAGGGTATTCATTGATAATACGGAAGCAAAAAACGTATTGGATTATAAAGTCAAAAGCTCCACTAACGGAGTAGTAGAGCTTAACTTAACTATCATGGTTGAGTTCCCTGTAGAGCAGAATTAACCATGGCGGATACAACGCCAGAAGCAATTTTCACAAGAACATCGAGCGAATAAGAACCAATGCTTTTAGCCGTTTCCTTTGTCTTATTCCAAACAGTATCAGTTCTTATGTCAGCTAAAAATCTATGAGCTTTTGGAGATAAGTCAACGACAAGGCATGTACCATCAAGTGTAAATTTACAATCAATAAAAAAATCATCAGCTTTGCATTGCCTTAGATGATAAAGAATTTCTTCTCCATCATAAGTTTTTAAACGTGGTTGATTGATATTATCTTCATCGAACTCAAAAAGCTTACTATACGTTGTAGTTTCTTCCACAGATAGCAAAATATCGCGGACGCAATCGGGATTTAATTTCATAAGTATATCTCCTTTCATTTGTACTCGGCTCTCTACAGCCTGTAAGGAGATTGTACCACAATATAACATAATATTCCATAAGGAGGACAAGTAGTAATGAAGAAATCAATAGCAGTAATTTTATTAATCGTAACAATGGTAATGGTGCTGTCAGGGTGTCAACGTGAATCGGACAAAATAAGTCATAACCTATCACTGGAAGCAGATAACTTTAACATTGTTCGGCAGCTTACAGTAATCAATTGCATACAGGGAGATACATTATTCCAAATGACCGGGCGGATGTCCATTACAGCGGATACGGCAGACAATCAGTTAGAAATATTAGTTGAAGATGAAAACGGTAATTATCAAAAACATTTTGTTGGATTAAGTGACAATGTTACATATACGGTTGAACAACTAACCGGGGTAAATGTAAGCAAATATAAATATACTCTTAATTTTAATCCCAAGATGTGGATACCGGTTGAAGCAACCACAATAGATTAGGTGGCACCATGATAACCTTAATGCAAGTAATATTATTCGTAATAATTTACCTTCAACTTGGTTCATGCGAGTTGGACGAGTTATCAGCATTACAGTTTTGCATCAGAATGGCTTTATTACTCGGCATTGCCGGGATATTGCAAATAATAAAAATCTTAAGGAGGAAAAGAGCAAATGAGTGTAAAAGGATTTAAAGTATTCAACCCTGATTGGACATGCAGAGGGTACAAATTTGAGGTAGGCGGTACATATGAAGAGGATGTAAAACCTTCTCTTTGCAATGCAGGATTTCACTTTTGTGAAAGAGCCGTTGATTGCTTCCAGTATTACATCTTTGACCCTGATAACAAAGTTGCAGAAGTAGAAGCATTGGGAACGGTAGTAAACGATGGAGGTGACAAGAGCTGTACAGATAAGATACATGTTATCCGCGAAATACCTTGGAATGAGTTGCTGACGATTGTTAATACCGGAAAAGGCAATACAGGTAAAGAAAACTCCGGCAACTGGAACTCCGGCAACAGGAACTCCGGCAACAGGAACTCCGGCAACTGGAACTCCGGCGACAGGAACTCCGGCAACAGGAACTCCGGCGACGGGAACTCCGGCAACAGGAACTCCGGCAACGGGAACTCCGGCAACTGGAACTCCGGCAACTGGAACTCCGGCAACTGGAACTCCGGCGACTGGAACTCCGGCAACGGGAACTCCGGCGTATTTAACATAGAAGATCATAATATTTTAATGTTTGATAAGCCGTCAGATTTCACTTTAGATGATTGGAGAGGTACCAACGCATATTACCTTTTGAATAGAATTAAGTTCTGGCCTACAGAGTGGATATGTGATGATGATATGACGGATGAAGAGAAAAAAGAACATCCAGAATATAAAACTACTGGTGGATATTTAAAAGATGTAGATACGAGTGATTGCTGTAAGGACTGGTGGAATGGATTATCTGAAAGAGAAAGAGAAACTATACAGGCTATACCAAACTTTGATACAGAGAAATTCTATCAGATTACCGGAATTCGTGTGTAATAAAAATGCCCTTAGGTACTGGCATACCCGAGGGCAGAATATCAAAATAATCTACTGAAATAATAACAGAAATAGAGGATTTGTCAAGTGGAAAATATACCAGACATGAATAGCATATCCGACTTTCACGAAGCAGAACGGGACAGATGGGAGCGTAAGCAACAACGGCAGGAATTAGAGAACATTGACCCTAAAGACTTACCTTTTTACCAAGACCCACAAACTTATATCGAATTAGGAGGAAAGAAACCATGGAAGAAAGAGCAATTATAGTATCCCAACAAGCCGGGATTATCAATACAAATTTTGAAGAAATAAAATCCAGCATGTCTGAACAGATGCAGGTATACATGGGACTTGAAGTAACAGAGAGCAATAAAACAGAGCGGAAGAAAGATGTTGCTACTCTGCGAAAGATTTCAAAGGCTGTAAATGATAAGAAAATTGAAGTAAAAAACGAATTTATGAAACCTTACCTCAATTTTGAATCACAGGTTAAAGAACTGCAAGAAATAATTTTACAGCCTATTACATTACTGGATAACCAGGTAAAAGAATTTGAAGAAAAGCAAAGGCTTGAAAAAATACAATACATAAACTCTCTCTATGCAGAGCTTGCCGGAGAATTGTCGGAACGCGTAACATTAACAAGCTTTTATGACAGCAAATGGGAAAATGCTACAGTAAGTAAAAAAGCTGTTAAAGATGAAATGTCAGCCAAAATATCTGAAATACAGCAGGGTGTAGCTGTCATTAGAGGTATGCAATCTGATAAGACGGATACTGCTCTTGAAATGTATTATGAAAACTTAAATCTTCCTACAGCTATCGGATTTATTAACCGGTATGAACAGCAGAAAAAAGAAATCTTAGCACAGCGTGAAGAACAGCTTAAAAGAGATCGTGAAGCGGAATTAGAGAGAGAAAAGGAAAGAGTGCGTAAAGAAACATTAGCGCAGATTGAAAGAGAAAATGAAGTTGCTGCAGCTGCCAAGCAAGAAGTATATCAAGAGATACAGGCAGAACGCGAGGTAATGGCAGTACAAAATCAGACTTCCCCCACTAAATATGCGACATACACATTTGAAGCCACGGAACAGGAACTGCGGCAAATAGAAATGTATTGCAGTAGCATCGGGGTAGATTTTGAAAGGGTGATTTAATGAATATTTATGAAACCATACCTAAAATAATGGAATCAATCGGAGCAGTAACCAAGGATAAGAAGAATACCAGCGGACAGGCATTTATGTACCGCGGAATTGATGATGTAATGAACGCTTTGAATCCTGCTATGACTAAATTTAAGCTATTTGTGGTGCCGGAAGTTTTGGAGCAGTTAAGAGAAGAAAGAACCAGTAAAAATGGAACTGCCTTAATTTATTCCGTGTGCAAAATAAAATACACTTTTTACGCAGAGGATGGCAGCAATGTATCTGCAACGGTCATAGGCGAAGCTTTTGACAGTGGAGATAAAGCTACAAACAAGGCCATGAGTATTGCTTTTAAATATGCTTGCTTTCAAGTGTTTTGTATACCTACCGAAGAAATGAAAGACCCTGATTCTGAAACACATGAATTATCGAAAAGCAAGAAGCAAGAACTTGAGCTTGTTACAGAACTTGAAGCAAATACATTAAAGGCTCTTTGTGAAAAAAGAGGGCTTGACATAGTGACGGTATTTAAAAATGTTCCGGTGGAGCAATTGACTAAAGAACAATATGTTGAAGCTATTAAAAAACTGAATCCAATTAAAAAGTAAGGTGAACATATGGAATTTACCGGAGTAATAACAGATATCAGTAACAACATAATTACCGGGGACGTGAGTATAACTTTTTCGGTAAATGAAAAATCTCATATCCTGCCGGAGTATGAACGGCTTAAGAATATCAAAAAGCTTAAGATTACAGCAGCACAGTACCGGGAGAAAAGAAGCCTTGATGCAAACGCGTATATGTGGGTATTACTGCAAAAACTTGCAGAGGTACTACATACTACCAAAGACGAGCTTTATATCGATATGCTGGGCAAATACGGCGTGTTTACACACATAATAGTAAAGCCCCATGTAGCATCCAGGGTTAAAGAAGAGTGGAGGACCGTAAAAGAGCTTGGAGAAGTCACAGTGGGCGGTCAAACCGGAATCCAGCTACAATGCTATTTCGGGTCCAGTACCTACGACACCAAGGAAATGAGCGTACTCATAGATGGAGTTGTGCAGGAGTGCAAGGACAATGAAATTGAAACACTTCCGCCGGACGAGCTGGCCCGCATGAAAAAGGAATGGGGTGTGTAATACGAAAAAGCTTTTTAGTGTACTTACAGACGATTTAAAGCATTGTTACATATGCGGCAGCTACAACGTTGCCATACATCATGTGTTCGGCGGCAGCAACAGGGCATTATCTGAGAAATATGGCTTTATACTTCCACTGGAACCGCGCTGGCACAACATGAGTAAGGACGGAGTACATTTTAACCGGGCCTTAGACCTCAAATTTAAACAGATGGCACAGACTTATTATGAAGAACATTATGGGACCAGATCAGATTTCATAATTGAATTCGGTAAGTCTTGGCTATAGAAACTTATTAACCCTTTCACCTAATGTAATAATCTTGATTACTTTAAAGGTCATGTATAACATATCACAGTGAAATGCCTGACCTTCTTATCCGGGTAGCTGACCACTGCCCGGAAGAAAGGAGAATATGAACAGTAAACAAAAAGGTGCTCGCGGCGAACGTGAGCTTGCAAATAAATTAAAAGAATACGGATATAAAACACGTAGAGGACAGCAATATAGCGGTATAGAGGGCAATGACGTTGTCGGACTTCCCGGAATACATATTGAGTGTAAAAGGGTAGAGAAACTTAATATTTACGATGCCATAGACCAATCAAAGAGAGATAGCGGTTGCGATGATTTACCGTATGGCTATGACCTTCCGGCAGTATTCCACCGCAAGAATAACCATGAATGGCTTGTAACAATGCCTATAGACTATTGGATTGAGTTATACCGTGAATGGGCCGCTGGAAGAAATGTAGGTGATTAGATGGCCGAAAAAAGAATGTTCACCAAAAAGATAACCGATAGCGATGCCTTTATAGAAATGTCATCTGCAGCACAGGCCTTGTATTTTCATCTTAACCAAAGTGCAGACGATGATGGATTCAATAATCAAATCCAAATGGCTATGTTTAGATCGCACGCGAGCGTAGACGACTTAAAAGTCTTAATGATGAAGAATTTCATTATACGATTTGAGAGTGGTGTTATCGTAATTAAACACTGGAGAATGCACAACACACTAAGAAAAGACAGATATAATCCCACAAATTTTAAAGAAGAGCTGGCATTACTTAATATTAAAGATAATGGGTCTTACTCATTAAATATTGTTGATGGTTTCCAAGCGGTTGCCAATCCGGTACCACAGGTTAGTATAGGTAAGTATAGTATAGATAAGGATAGTATAGAAGAGAATATACCGGATGATAAACCATCCTTACCCGCTCCAAAACATAAATATGGTGAATATAATCATGTACTCCTTAAAGATGATGAACTGAAAAAGCTAAATGAATCCTACGGTGAACTTGAAACCAATGAAGCAATAACCTTTCTGGACGAGTACATCGAAATGAAAGGATACAAAGCCAAAAACCACTACTTGGCATTAAAAAAATGGGTATTTGGTGCAGTAAAGGAGCGGAAGAATAAGAAAACCGGAAATAAGCAGACAACAACTGATTTTTACGATGATATGAAAGGGTGGGTTGAAAGAAATGACGGTGAAAGAATTTGCGACAATTAGTATGGCAATCAAGGCGGCTTACCCACATGCTAATCTTATGCCGGATGATAAGAGCAAGGACGTATGGTATACGATGCTATCTGACATTGATTATACGGTCTGCACAGCGGCTATAAAAGAAATTATAAGCAATAATACATTTGCCCCTTCCATAGCAGAAATTAGAGCAAAATGCACATCTTATACACAACTGCCTATTATGGACTACGGGGAAGCCTGGGGAGCCGTTTTAAAGGCAATACGAAAATATGGGTACATGGAAGAAACGGCAGCATTAGAAAGCTTAGATAGTATAACCAGGCAATGTGTTGTAAGGCTTGGGTTCCAAAACATTTGTCATGATGAAGATGAAGCGGCAATGAGAGCAAATTTCAGAATGATTTATGAACAGGAAGCGAACAGGACAAGGCAGAACAATCAAATGCCAAAGCATTTACTTACACAAAAACAGCAAATGATCGGAGAACTGATAGACAGTATTATGCCACAACTTGAAAAGAAAGAAGAACCGACGCGGGAAGTCAAAACAGCAGATATGGACCGTGTCAGTGAACTGCTAAAAGGAGTAAAGGAGGATTTAAGATGAGATTATTTACTGTTACAGATACAGAAACAAATAAATTCGTTATGCAAGGCGCCACAATACCAATGCTTGCAAAACACTATGGACTATCTCCAGAATACATAACATCTGCAATGGCAAAAGGGGAGAAAGTCATGGGGAAATACCTAATTGAGCCTATCGGACTGAGAGAGGAACCAAAAAATACCAACAGTATACCGGTTGCTTTATGGAAAGAATGGGATGAAGTATGTGGGATAGCTAAACTTATAAAAGAGGGAAAGGCGAAGATTGTTAGTAAAAATATAGCCGGACGCTGGAAAAGGCACACGGAGGTAAACGGATGAAATTTGTAAAAGTAGCCGGAAAGAAACAGATAGTAACGAACGGTAAGAAAGGTAGCATGACACAATTTATTTACGAAAAGCAGAAAAGGAGAAGGTGAAGCAGTTCACCGGAAAATAAAAGAAAGGAAAAGAATAATTCTAGATAATAAGAGCGCGCTCGTTCAGACGTGAACGATGAAAATATTAGTAGCCTGCGAAGAGAGCCAGGCAGTAACGATTGAACTCAGGAAGCTTGGACATGAAGCTTATAGCTGTGATATAGAGCCTTGCAGTGGAGGACACCCGGAATGGCACATACAGAATAATGTTTTGCCATTGCTTGATGGATGCACATATTTCTATACGATGGACGGAGTGCTACATACGGAGTTATCACAGAATCATTGGGACATGATAATAGCCTTTCCTCCTTGCACGCATTTAGCAGTATCCGGAGCAAGATACTTTGATAAAAAAAAGAAAGATGGCAGACAGCAGCAAGGTATAGACTTTTTCATATTATTTACTAATGCAGATTGCCCTAGAATTGCAATAGAAAATCCTATCGGAATTATGAGTACTAACTACCGAAAACCAGACCAGATAATACAGCCTTGGCAGTTTGGACACGGAGAAACCAAAGCAACATGCTTATGGCTTAAGGGGTTGCCTGTATTAACACCTACTGACATAGTATCAGGAAGAGAACAAAGAGTATGGAAGATGCCGCCGGGACCTGAAAGGGCAAAAATGAGAAGTAAGACCTTTCCCGGAATAGCAAAAGCAATGGCAGAACAATGGGCCGGTAAGTGTGAGGTGAAGCAGTGAAGAAACAATGCCAGGGATGCGAATATCTGGATACGTCCAGGAAACAGCAATATGGACAGGCATACCGGTACGGATGTGGATTAAGGCCGGAGGGATATATATCTACTTGGATTAATACGGATAGGCTGCTGAGCCAAATTAACTGCACTGTATTAAGGAGCGTGATTACGTGAAAATATGTTGGTTTAGTTGTGGTGTATCTTCCTTTGTGGCGTGCTATCTTGCAAAAGATATAGACAAGATTATTTACACCCACGTGGAAGACCAGCACCCAGATAGCCTTATCCAGAAAGGCGGATTGAGGTATGAGTGATTTAATAAGCCGTAAGGCATTAATAAAAGCAATGGAAAATAAATACGATATCGCAAACGAAACAGGAATGTACCCAACTGGACTGTCAGAAGCTTTTATTATAACAGAAAAGATTATCCAAGAACAGCCCACTGCCTATGATGTGGACGAAGTAGTGGAACAGTTAGAAAATTCGGACTCCGTACAATGTTTCGGGAGTGTAAACAGTGGTAATTTATTAATTCCTGTAACAGAAGCGGTAAAAATTTTGAAAGGTGGGTTAGAGTAATGAATAAAGAGATAGAAAAGGCTATTGAAGAATTAAAGTCACTTAAAGGTATTTGCTTATATGCCGAGGCTGGACAGCAACCTACACTGGCAGCAATAGAGCTTGCTAAAGTATATGATTTATCCATAACCGCCCTAGAAGCACAGCAAGCCGATAAGTGGATTCCCATATCGAGTGGTAGGATTCCGGATGAATATACACAAGTATATGTAACCACTTCTACAGGAGGACCCTTTCATTTGTTTTATTCAAACAATGAGTATAGATTTGGAAATTACAGTGGTGACCCTATTATTGGTACTGTGATTGCCTGGATGCCATTTTATATTCCGAAACCCTGGAAGGAGGAACAGCTATGAAGTACAACAATGAGATACAGGCAGAAGCAATAGAAAGAGCTGCAAAGCGGTTGAAACTTGATGCACATATAAATTACTGTGATTATAAAAAATATTTGCATACATGGGCTGACCAGTTAATGAAAAGATGGTTTAGAAAAGGTATGCCTTATAAACAATCCTTTTTGATGTGTGATTCATTGGACGTGAATTTCTTCTTTCTCCAAAATGGAGAAGCGGTATATACATATGCCGGCTATGCAGATGATAGGGACGCAAGAAAATATAAGATTGTGGAAGCGTTCCGCAAAGCCAATCAAATGCGTGAATACATGCAGGAAGAAGCTGAGAAGCTGTTACAGGAGGTGCATCCATGCTAACACTGCCAATAAAAAAGAAATGGTTTGATATGATTCTCTCCGGTGAGAAGAAAGAAGAGTATAGGGATATTAAACCTTACTATGATACGAGATTTCAAACGCTGTTCGGAATGATGTGGTATAACGATGAATTTATAAGTTGCAAGACTGTTGGGCTGGACGAGTGTGCCAAGGAGCCCATACAGGAAATATGTTTTAGAAATGGATACTCGCCTGATTCTCCTTCCTTTATAGCAAAATGTGAAATCGAAGTCGGTGAAGGCAAAAAAGAGTGGGGAGCGGAATCAGGAAAGGATTATTACGTTCTGATAATCAAGGAGGTGCAACCATGAAGCGCAGCAATCCAGAACTATTACAGGAGGTAGATAAGTGAGCAATACAACAGTAACGCAGAAAATTACATATATTGCAAAGCATTATAGCAGAGCACATAAAAAGTGGTTTGACGGAATCGAAAAAGAGGAACTAGAAGGACTGATGGCTTGGGTAAAAGAAATGAATCAAGGAAGACCTGGATATTACCGTATATTTGAAAAGATTGTTACGGTAGAAACGGTAGAAACCAGAATCGAGGTATCCAATGAATAAGGATAAGTTTATAGATTATACAAAAGAAAGGGTGGAGAACTTAAAAGAAGAATATAAAAATGCATACAAGGGAGGAGATGCCGAAGAAATGGCATTTCTTGAAGGGAAAATAGAAGAAACCAAGAACTACATGAAACTCATCCAGTCAGAGCCGGAAGAAAAGACCAACTTTAATGTAATTACAGAATCCCCCGAGAAACTATATAAATTTATTTTAGACCAATATGGATACAGTCAGGTCAAGGATGGAGCAATCTATATTAATCTTGAATGGTGGCTTAATGAAAAGGCAGGTGAATGATATGAAGAGATTTAATACATGTACAAAACACGGAATACAATATGTTGAAAATTTAAATAAGTCGACTGTAGTAATGTCTATAGCTGATTTTAGAAGTATCGAAGCAAAATTAAATACATTGGATTCATACATTGATACAGGCCGTACACCAGAAGAAATAATTAATTTATGTGATGCGAATAGTAACTTACTTAAATATGCAATATCAAAGATGGTAATAAAAAATGAACGTGACCAATGGAAAAGGCAAGCCATTACATATGCCAACCAGCTCGGTATACTGCGAATATGGCACTCAAAATATGGTCCAGCAATTGACGAAATACTGGAGGAAGATTTCAAGACTATGTTTCCAGATACCAAGTGTTCAATGCCGGATAGTAATTGAGCGAACACTCCCGGCGCTGGTTTCCGGCCATATAGTAAACCCTGTAAGATATACCGCTATCGATATTCCGGGTGTACTTAATTCCTTCTGATAATATTATATGAACAAATGTTCTGAAATACAAGCGGAAAAAATTAGAGAAAGGAATAAGGTGAAAATTATTGACAACAGATGAATTAAGACAAGATATATACAGCCGGTATTGTGTTGGACAAGTAGTCAATATGAGGAAAAGAGATTCTAACACAGATAAGATAGTGAAACGGTTTAAGATTACTATATTGGGGTTCTATCCTCATTTCGTGCTGACTGAAAAGAACGGTGCAAGGGAATGTTTTACATATGCTGATTTTAAAGACCTTACCAGATTGGAGAAAGGATGATGTGATTGACCGAAGAAAAGTTATGCCAATATAAGAGCTTAAAAGCCGAAATAAGGGACCAAGAAAAAAGATTGGATAGATTGTATGATAGGGAGGTTACGGTTGTAGCTGGCAAGGTTAAGGCATCTATGAAAGACTTTCCTTACACGGAATATAGGGTAGGAGTACAAATGGAGGACCCTACAGAAGCGGAAGAGCTGCATAAGCTAATAAGAAAAAAGGAAAGCCGATTAAAAGAAGCCAGAAGTCTTGCAAATGAAATTGAGGAATTTATATCAGATATTTCGGAAAGCGAATTAAGAAGAATATTTGAACTAAGGTTTATTGATGGTATGAAGCAAAGGGAAATCGCAGAACAATTAAATATTGAGCGCAGTGGAATATCAAAGAAAATCAGCATTTACCTTAAGTTTCACACAAATCACAAAAATAGTGTGGTATAATTACCATAGAACGATTATAACAACAACCTTCATATTCATAGATTCCTTATATGGGCACTTGTAACTTAGAAATGGGTTACAGGTGCTTTCCTACGTTTGAAAGCAGGTGAACAATGAAATGTATTAAGATAGATTTACCAGAAGATTTAAAGAACATAGAAGTGCATACATTGGCAGATTTACACCTGGGTGATAAACATTGCGATATAAGGACCATACAGGAGCGTATAAGGCATATAAAGGACACTGATAATGCTTATGTGATATTAAACGGTGACCTTATGAATAATGCTACTAAGACATCGGTATCAGATAGTTACTCAGAGAAGTTAACGCCCATGCAACAAATCGGACAGGCGGTTGACCTGATAGAGCCGATTAAGAAAAAGATATTATCCATACAAAGTGGTAACCATGAAGCCAGGACATACCGGAAAGAAGGTATTGACCTTACGGAAGTAATGGCGAGAGAGTTAGGTCTGGTAGATAAGTATTCAGACAACGCAGCACTCTTATTTGTCCGGATGGGATGGAATGAAGCAAGAAAGAGAAAGCAATGGTATTCCTTATTTGCTAATCACGGATCAGGTGGAGGACGTAAAGAAGGAGCCAAGGCAATAAGGCTGGCAGATATGGCAAGTATAGTTGATGCAGACATATATATCCATTCTCATACCCATTTGGGAATGATAATGAAACAGGCATTTTTTAGAGTTGATTCATCCAACAGCAGCGCTAGATGTGTGGATAAATTGTTTGTTAATACCGCAGCCACATTGGATTATGGCGGCTATGGAGAAACTTATGAATTTAAACCTGCCAGCAAGGCAACACCTATTATTTACTTGAGCGGTACTGAGAAGCACTTCACAGCAAAATTATAAAGAGTAATGCATCACAGGGTATGTTCCTGTGGCTCTTCATACTTTAAACAAGGCATGGCGAAAAGCTGTGCCTATTTTATTACAGAGAATGGAGAGAAATATGAGAGAAGAATGGATAGCAATTAAAGAAACCGATGAAAGATATGAGATTAGTAATTTTGGAAGGGCAAGAAATGTTAAATCAGGACTTCTGCTGAAAGAGCATGACAACGGAAAAGGATATAAAAATTACATGTTCTATGTAGGAAACAATAAATTTAAACACTTATACATTCACAGGTTAGTGGCACAGTACTTCATAGAAAACAATAATGGATACAATGAAGTTAACCACAAGGATGAAAACAAAGGGAATAACCACATTAAAAATCTTGAGTGGTGTACAAGGCAATATAATAATACATATGGTCAATTAACACAAAACAAAATGAAAAAGGTAAATCAATATACTTTAGACGGAAGGTATTTAAAAACTTTTGATTCCATTATGGATGTGGCTAAAGAAATAAATATAACGGTAAATCATATTGGAAGCGTATGCCAGGGAAAAAGAAAAAGCTGCGGTGGCTACACATGGAAATACGCTTAGAGGAGGTAAATCATGAGTGATAATGTAAATCATCCCAGCCATTACACCGGGGGTTCAATAGAGTGTATAGAAGCCATAGAGGAAGCCACAAAGGAACTGTGCGGGATTGAAGCAGTATGTACAGCTAATGCCATTAAGTACCTATGGCGCTGGAAACGCAAGAATGGTTTAGAGGACCTAAAGAAAGCAGTATGGTATATTAACCGCATCATCGAAGAAAAAGAGAAACAGGACCATACAACACTTGAACTGCTCCACATACGAAATGATGAAAGTAGAGAAATAACCGCAAAGATAGAAGCACTTACCAAGCAGTTGCGCCGAGAAGAATATGAAAAGGATATCGGCCTATGAAACAATGTATAGGATGCAAACATATAAGCAGCCGTAAGTGTGGCAGTATTGTTAAGATAAGGGGGAGCAGCGGGGCGGTCAATTACAAGAAGGAACCGGATGGAAGATGCACAAAACAAACATAAGCGAGGTGGTGAGGGTTGGCAAGGGCACCAGATGAACGAGTAGGTAAGGCATATGATTTATATAAGCAAGGTCATAAATTGGTTGAGATTGCAAGTCAACTAAATATTCCGGCTGGGACTGTGAGGAGATGGAAAAGCACATATAAATGGGATAATGAACGTTCGGAAAAGAAAAGCGAACGCTCGCATAAGAAAGGCCCACCTAAAGGAAATAAAAATGCGGTGGGAAATAAAGGCGGTGCCGCACCGGCAGAGAATAAAAATGCCGAAAAGCACGGATTCTTTTCTAAATGGCTTCCAGAAGAAACAGCAGAGATTATGAATACCATTAAGTCACTTAATCCATTAGATATACTTTGGGACAATATTGTGCTGCAATACGCTGCCATTATAAGGGCTCAGAAAATCATGTATGTTACTGATAAAGACGAAATGATAAAAGAGATTAAGAAAACGAAAGTTAAGAGCAATAGCCGTAACACCGAAAAGACAAGCAGTGAATCATCAGAGGAAGAATTCGAATATGAGTTTCAATTTGCATGGGATAGGCAAGCAACATTCCAGAACGCTCAGTCAAGGGCCATGTCCACATTAATGAATATGATAAAGCAATATGATGAATTACTGCATAAGGATTGGGAAGCCGCAACAGAAGAGCAAAAGGCCCGTATTTCTCTTATAAAGTCACAAATCAGTAAAATGTCTGGCACAGATAATAAAGATGCATTGCAAAAGCTGGATGAAGTTCTTGGAGAAATAAAGGGGGTTGTGTAAATGCCCTTTTCAGTTAAGCAGCAAGAATTTTTTGAAAACGCTAATTGTAGATGGAATATCAAGTCAGGTGCAACACGATCTGGTAAAACCTATATGGATTATTTCGTTATCCCTAAGAGGATTAGGGCAAGGATTGGTAAAGACGGATTAGTTGCAATATTAGGGGTATCCAGAGGTACAATACAACGAAACATTATAGAACCGCTACAAAACATATGGGGTACTAATCTTGTGGGAGATATCAACTCGCAAAATATATGCAATATGTTTGGTGAGAATGTATATTGTCTTGGAGCTGAGAAGATTAACCAGGTATCTAAGCTTAGAGGTTCAAGCATAAAATATTGTTACGGGGATGAAGTAGCAGATTGGAATAAAGATGTATTCGACATGCTTAAATCCCGTCTTGATAAATCATATTCGTGTTTTGATGGTTCCTGTAACCCTGGAGCACCACAACACTGGTTTAAGAAGTTTATAGATAGTGATGCAGATATATACCTACAGAAGTACACGATATTTGACAACCCATTTAATGACCCTAAATTCGTTGAAGCACTTTGCAATGAGTATAAAGGTACTGTATTATATGATAGATATATCCGTGGATTATGGGTGGCTGCTGAGGGTTCAATATATAATCTCATGTGTGACGCTTTATCAGTAGACACTAATAATACATATGAATTAGTTGAAAAGCCTAAGAACATCATGGAAATTAATATAGGTGTGGATTTTGGCGGTTCCGGTTCAGGGCATGCGTTTGTAGCCACAGCCTATACAAGAGGATATCAAAACATTGTAGCATTAGCCAGCGAACGCCACATGAGTAAAGACGGAAGCATAGACCCTGATAAATTAGGCCAGTTATTTGTTGACTTTTGCCTTAAGATAATTAATCTTTACGGTTTCATAACTCATGTATATTGTGATAGCGCTGAACAAACCCTGATAGCTGGATTAAGGACTGCAGCAAGAAAAGGTGGAACAGGGTGGATAAGGATTGAGAATGCTTTAAAGACTACCATTAATGACCGTATAAGATTTACACAGCGTATGCTAAGTCAGCAGCGCTTTTTTTATATGAAAAATTACTGCAATACCCTAGTGGGTGCAATGACTACGGCCCTCTGGAATGAGAAGGTAATAACAGAGGACGAAAGGCTTGACGATGGAACCAGTGATATTGATACGCTGGATGCGTTTGAATATACGTTTGAACGCGATATAAGCCGGTTCATTCGGTATGAATAGAGGTGATAACATGAATTTTACTACAATGGCAAGATTAATAACTGAAATATTGAATAAAGATTCGGATACTCAAATTGATGTATGCCTTAATTCCAAGATGGCAAACCTTATTGAATTATGGACAGCTATGTATAAGAATGAATCACCTTGGGTGGATGATAAAAAGACATATAGTGCTAATCTTCCAGTGTCTATTTCCTCTGAAATATCACGATTAATAACATTGGAATTAAAGTCGGAGATAACCGGAAGCCCAAGAGCTGATTACTTAAATGAACAGTATAAAAAAGTATTAACCAGCCTGAGACGGTACGTTGAGTACGGATGTGCAAAAGGCGGACTTGTATTAAAGCCATATGTAACATCTTACGGATTACAGGTGCAGTATATACAAGCTGACTGTTTCTTTCCAATAACCTTTGACAGCTCTGGCAACATTACACATTGTGTATTCGTTGACCAGTTCAGAAAAGGCAAGCAAGTATTTACAAGGTTAGAAATACATCAATTAGTTAATAAGCAGCTTAAAATCGATAATAGGGCCTTTGTGAGTAATAATGATGGGGTAATTGGTAATGAGATAGATGTTAAAAGCATACCACAATGGAACGAGCTTGAATCAAGCGTTACCTATGAAGGGATTGACATTCTTCCGTTTGGATATTTTAAGGTGCCGCTTGCTAATGCAAATGACCCGGATTCCCCTCTTGGTGTGTCTGTGTTCTCAAGAGCGGTGGGTCTAATCAAAAAGGCCGATGAAATGTACTCCAATATATTATGGGAGTATGAAGCCACTCAAGCTGCAGTACACATAGCACAGTCATTACTCAAGCATAATCATGAAACCGATACAGTTGAGTACCCTGGCGGTAAAGAAAGGCTTTACAGACTGTTAGAATATTCAAATGGTGCTACTGATAAGCCGCTTTTAGATATCTTTTCACCTAATATCAGAGATGTATCCCTTTACAATGGGTTTAATAACCAACTTAAGCGCGTTGAATTTAACTGTAATTTAGCCTACGGAACGCTGTCAGACCCTCAGAACGTAGAAAAGACCGCAGAGGAAATAAAGAGCAGTAAACAGCGTTCATACACCTTTGTATCTGATGCACAGATGGCCCTACAATCAGCATTAGAGGATATGATTAAGGCTATGGACTTCTGGTGTAGCATATATAATTTAGCTCCTACAGGTGATTATGAAACGGCATATGATTGGGATGATAGTTTGATTGTGGATTCTGAGCTTGAAAGGCAACAGGATAGACAGGACCTTGCAGCCAATATAATACGGCCCGAAGAATACCGGTCTAAATGGCGCGGGGAAACATTGGAAGAAGCCCTTAAAAACTTGCCACAACAGGCTGATGTTATTATGTAAGGAGGATTGGTTATGGAATTAACAGAGGAACAGAAAGAAGCTATACGGAAATTCCTAAAATCAATTATTGACGATGTAAGCAAGATGTTTAATGCAGTAAAAGATGCGATTAATAAAATCAAGGCTCTTTTTGACAACTACATTAGTAAAATGGAACATTGCAGGAGATATAAACTCTTAAAATCTATTGGAATTAAGCGCTATGAACCGTTCTTCCAACGAAAAGGTGCTAATCACTGTCGGAATAACTGTTAGGAGGTATTGATATGAAAATAGAAATGTGTAATGGTAAGACAACTATTATAGATGGCAATAACACAATTGTGATTAACGGAGAAAATTTTAATATTGAAACCGAAGGAGAAATCACGGAAATTAAATCTAACTCAATCTCATATGTGCGTTGTGGAGAACATAGTACGTTTATCCGATTATATATAAACAATACCAAACCACCATATAAATACCAGACAGCAACAATACCCAAACTTAACTCAGATGCACTGTCCGATTGTATTAAAGAGTCAATGAGAAAGACACTAGGATGGTGATCAAATGCTTACACCGGCAGAACTGGAACGAATACCAATATCAGTAGAAAAACTTATGGTTGAGCTATCCATGAGAATTATGGGGAATGTAATTGACCGCATCCGAATGATTGATAGCATATCCCGTACTGCTGACTATGAGATATGGGAATTGAGCCGTGTCGGACTATCAAGTGACACAATCAGAAAAGCTATTCAGACGGCATTACAAAAGTCAGATGCAGAGATTGATAAAATATACGATGAAATAATCAAGGAGGGCTATGCAAGGGATGAAAACCTTTACAAGGCAACCGGTAAGCCGTTCACCAGATATGATGATAATCTTCCGCTACAGCAGCTCATAGAAGCAGTAAAACGACAGACAAGGGATGAACTGTCTAATATAACACAGACGACAGCCATAAGAGTGCAAGGGCGCAAAGGAATTAAATATCAGGATACAGCACAATATTTAAAAAATAAAATGGACCAGGCGGTTACTGATATCACATCTGGGGCATTTGATTATAATAAAACCATAAAAGAGACAATCCACGAAATGACAAGGAGCGGTGTCCGCGTAGTAGAATTTGAAAGTGGATGGCATAACAGAATTGAGGTTGCTTCCAGAAGAGCTATTATGACAGGCGTAACACAGGTAACCAACCGGATTAATGAAACAAACGCTGAAAAGTTAGAGACAAATTACTTTGAAGTGTCCTGGCACGCTACTGCAAGGCCAACACATCAAGTATGGCAAGGAAGGGTATATAGCAAGGATAAACTTGAAACTATATGCGGACTTGGCACAGGACCCGGCCTTTGTGGATGGAACTGCTATCACTCCTATTACCCGTTTCTTCCCGGCATATCTACACGGACCTATACTGATGAACAGCTTGACGAAATGAACGCCAAGGAAAATGAAATAAAGATGTACAAGGATAAAGAATATACCACTTATGAAGCTACGCAGCGACAACGACAGCTCGAAACCATTATGAGAAAGTACAGACAGGACATACAACTTGGTAAGACGGCAGAGTTACCGGAGGACGAGGTTGCAATAAGCAAAATCCTATACAACAGTGCAATGCAAGAATATGTGGACTTCTCTAAAAAGATGGGGCTGCCACAGCAAAGAGAGAGAATATATCAAGATGGATTAGGACGTGTTTCATGATACGTCTTATTTTTATGTCTTTAATCGTAGACGTAAAACAAGATTAGCATCGTGAAAATATCGTGATGCAACCACGTAAAAAGCGTAATTGAAAGGATGATTATATGAAAAGAAAATTTTTAGAGGACCTTGGACTGACAAAAGAACAGGTTGATTCAATAATGACTGAAAATGGGAATGATATTGAAACCCAAAAGAAAGAAACGAAAAAATATCAGGACGACCTTACAGCGGCGCAGGATACTTTAAAGACATTTGAAGGTGTAGACGTAAAAGACCTTCAAGGGAAGATAACCCAATTAACCAGTGACTTAGCTGCAAAAGATACCAAATACCAACAGGATATTGCAGACAGAGATTTTAACGACCTGGTAACCACTATGGCTTCTGACTTAAAAGCGAGAGATGTAAAGGCTGTAATGCCATTTCTTGACGTTGAAAAGCTTAAGTCAAGCAAAAATCAGAAAGACGATATCAAAGCAGCGTTTGAAGATGTAAAAAAGAATAATGATTATTTGTTCTTGTCTGATAAGATTCCGCCCAGGGTTGTAGCAAACACACCTGGACTAGATAAAAACCTTGATGATAAAAAATCACAGGCAAACGAAGCTCTTAGAAGCTTATTTGGAAAGGAGTAATTAATATATGGCAGTAAATATTATTAACAGAGAAAAAGCAGAAGCAATAATCAGGGAACAGGTGGTAAGTACCATATTCCAGGATGCACCTAAACAGTCAACATTCTTAAGGATGGCCCGGAAACTTCCCAATATGACCAGCAATCAGACGAGAATCAGGGTGCTTGATTTCTTACCCACTGCATACTGGGTAAATGGTGATACCGGAATGAAACAGACTTCTAATCAGGCATGGGATAATGTATATCTCAATGCTGCTGAGCTGGCTGTTATCGTTCCTATCCCGGAAGCGGTATTAAATGATGCTGAATTTGATATCTTTGGTGAGGTAACTCCAAGAGTGAATGAAGCAATTGGACAGAGGGTTGACAGTGCTGTTATATTCGGTGAAAACCGTCCGGCAGAATGGCAGAATGATATTATTACTTTGGCGAGACAGGCCGGAAACAATGTGGCTGTGGGTTCCACTCCTGATTATTATGATTTGATCATGTCGGAGAACGGCTTATTTAACAAAATTGAGGAAGACGGTTATATGGTAACCGGTATACTTTCCTCGATGGCAATGAGGGCAAAATTAAGGGGACTTAGAAGTAATGATAAAATGCCGCTGTTCACCCAATCAATGCAGAGTTCAACCCAGTATGCACTTGATGGAACACCCATTGAATTCCCCACAAATGGAGCCTTTAATACCACTATCGCGCAGATGGTAGCCGGGGACTTCTCTAAGGCAGTTTATGCAATCCGTCAGGATATTACCGTTAAGATTCTTGACCAGGGTGTAATTCAGGACCCTACCACTAAGGAAATTGTATACAACTTGGCACAGCAGGACATGATTGCACTCCGTGTTGTATTCCGTATGGGATGGGCATTACCTAACCCGGCTACAAGAATTGATGGAGATAGACTTGGTTGTCCATTTGCATATCTTGAGCCTGCAGCACCTATTACCACACAGGCTGTAACCTTCACGGTTAAGGACAACGCTGGAACACCCGCAGTTGTCGCAGATGCTGTTATTGATGTGAATGGTTCCAGATTAAAGACTAATGCAAGCGGACAGGCTATATTTAACTTAAGGACGGGTTCTTATCCATTCAAGGTTAAAAAGGCAGGATTTAACGCTACAACAGGTACTGTAACCGTAGCAGCTGCCGCAGTTGCCCAGGCAGTCACTCTGATTGCACAGTAAGAAAGGATAAGGGAATGGGATATATAGATTATACATATTACATTAATACATACAAAGGCAGCACCATTCCCGAAGCTGCCTTTGTAAAAATGGCTACGAAAGCTCAGTCCAAGGTTGATTATTACACCTTTAACCGGATTGATGAAAAAGCAGAATATATGGATAAGGTAAAGGGTTGCTGCTGTGATATTGCAGAGCAGATATATACTTTTGAAACAGCCGAAAATTTCATGCATGGGGTGTCCTCTGAAAAAGTTGGAGATTATTCCGTATCATACAGTAACCCTGTAGATTCAGCTAATTTAAGCAGTGCAAAAATGCGTTCAAGTATTAATGAATGGTTGGGTATGACTGGTCTTTTATATAGGGGGTTATGCTGATGTATACGAATACAGATTGTACTATTTACTTTTACAACAAAGGTCAATATACAAGGCAAGTTATAGAGGATGTATTTTGGAGCGACACGAAGCAAGCCAATGTGAAAGAAACAGGCCTTATTAATGCAGATTCAGTCAAGCTTATGATACCGATATCCAGTGCAAATAATCTTTCCTTTACATTGCAAAAAGATATCGTTGTCAAGGGTGTGTCACAATATGAGATTGACAATACAAGCCAGAAAACAATATCTGATAGCCTTACCCATATTGTGAATGTATTGGATGGTCACAGCATTACCAGTGCTGATGATAAGCGTTATGGTAGTCCCAATATGCATCATTATGATTTATCGTGTAAGTAGGTGACTTTATGAGCTTTAACGGATACTTAGAAATTAAACAGGCTGATATTATGGCAAGCAATAGAGGTCTTGGAGACATGGGAAGGGTACAGAAGTTTGTTGATAGTGAATGTATCCGTCTGATGGGACCGTACACTCCATTTGTTACCGGAGTGTTGGAAAAGAGTTCAACGCTTAGTACAGTAATAGGCAGCGGGGAAGTAAAGCAGAATACACCATATTCCAGATATCTTTACTATGGCGAAGTATACGGTCCTAATATCCCAATATTTGAAAACGGAAAATTGGCAGGTTTCTTTTCTCCAAAGGGGCAGAAAAAGCATCCTACCGGCAGAGAAATGAAGTATAACACCGCTATGCATCCAAAGGCTGGGAAGCTATGGTTTAAGCGTATGGTGGCAGACTGTAAGGACGATATCCTTCAAGGGGCTAGAAAGGTGGCAGGTGCTAAATGAACATAATTGAAGTTGTAAGACAGATAATAAGCGAGTTCCCCAGGATAGCTGAGCTGCCGGGAGGGGTCGATATTGACTTTTCAGAAGCGGACCCCGGAAACTGTGGACTATATCCTACTGGTGACCAGCTCCTTAAGGAAGATGTAATCGGAAATCAAGAAAGGCAGCATAATTTTATTCTGTATGCCGTCTTTAATAGCTTTACCGATTACAACGCATTAATGAATACATCTTTTCTCTTAGAACTTGCCTATTGGCTCGAAAAGGCGGCTAAAAACCAGCCGGTGGATGTAACAATAGGGGATACTGTCTTAAATGGAAAATTGACCAAATTAAGCAGCACCAACGGTATGTTATACAGCTACGAAGATGGGACAAGAACGGGCCCCGTGAAATACCAACTACAAATTTATGCAAAGTATGAAATAGAAAGTGAGGATTAATATGGCAACAGGTGACAAAATAGAAAGAAAATATCTAATCCATTATATTGATTCCAGTTTTGGTAGTGCGACACCTACCTATGTAAGAATCGGAAAAGACCTGGAAGAATACAACATTGACCTGAATCCAGATGTAGAAACAGTAAAAAATATCTGGGGAGAAACATCCAATACAGTAAAAGGATATGAGCCTGGTAGCTCGGTAGATACATATTATGCCCGCGAGGGTGATGCCCTCTTTACGCAGCTTTCCGTAATCGTAAATGAGCGTTCTACAGGCAAGGCTCTAGAATCAACCGTCGTGGATTTGCTTGTTACGTCTTCCGGAACAGTTACATGGGCATATAGAGAAAACGCACTTGTAATACCCCAATCAATGGGCGGAGATAACGGCGGCGTTCAGATCCCATATGAAATAAAATATAATGGCGAAAGAACATCGGGGACATGGGATGCAGCAACCAAAAAATTTACACCTGGAACCGGAGAATAATTGAGTGGCGGTCTTTATGACCGCCTTTTTTAGGAGGATATTATGGCAAAACTAACCCTGCAAACAGGTGTGAAAAATTACGAAATCTACGATGAAAACGATAAGCTTCTTGGAACAATTAGCATTTACCCAAATGATTTTAATTTTGGTGCAAGGGCAATTGATGTAATTCCAAGAATAACAGGGTACATCAATTCTGCCGAAGAAATAGCCCAGGATAACACAGAGATCGCTATCGAAAGAATCACGGATATTGATAATAAAATCAAGACAGAAATTGACTATCTGTTTAATTCCAGCGTATCAGAAACGGTTTTCAAGGGGCTGCATTGCCTTGATGTTGTAAGCGGAGGGAGCAAATTTTTTATTGAAAGCTTTCTCGACATGATTATGCCTGTAATAGAAAAAGAAATGGGAAAGGCTGCAAAGGCATCACAGCAGCGTGTAGATGCATACACAAAGCAGGTGATAGATGAATGATAGGCTTATTGCCAAGACAACTTGAAATTGATGGGAAGTATTACGATATAAGAACGGATTACAGGAACTGTCTACTTATATTGGAGGCATTTAATAATCCTGACAATACAATCAATGATGCCTATGAAATAATGTTGAGAATACTTTATAAAAACATCCCGGGCAATACACAGGAAGCAATTGAAAATGCTATATGGTTCCTTAATTGTGGAGGAAGTATAGCGGAAGATACTATATCAAGAAAGCCATTATATGATTGGCAACAGGACGAACAAATGATTTTTGCAGCTGTTAATAATGTTGCAGGTAAAGAGATACGGCACGAACAATATATGCACTTCTGGTCTTTCATAGGTCTTTTCCAAGGAATTGGAGAGGGCTATTTTTCTGCCATTGTCCATATTCGAGACAAGCTTAATAAGGGCAAATCCTTGGACAAGGGCGAGAATGAATTTTATAGGCAAAATGAATCAGTTATAAAATTACAACAAAGGTTTTCCCAGGAAGAACAAGAAGAACGCGACCACATCAATGAGCTTTTTAGTTAGGGGGTGATATTATGGCAGATGGGACCCTGAAATTTGATACCAAGGTAGATGATAGCGGATTCCTCCAAGGGATACAGAATCTGTCAAGCAAACAGATAAAATTACAGAACTCCATAAATAAGACCCGTTACGATATGGAAAAGCTTGATAAGGCCATTAATGCAAACAGAGAAGCTAAATTACCTACACAGGAATACCAAGACATACAGAAGCAGATTGGAGCTGCTGAAAAGAAATTAAATGGGTATCTTGATACTGAGCAACGAATGAAAGATACCGGAGCAGACCTTGGTGGGCAGTCTTGGAAAAATTTACAATGGAAGATAGATGATGCCAGAAAATCGGTGGAAGCCGCAAAAGCAGATATGACAAATTTGGAATCAACCGGCGGAGCGTTTACTATTGGCGGAGATACTACAAAGCTTACAGACATGCAAAATAAATACAGTTTATTATCAGGTAAAATGTCAGAATATCAGTCAGGTCTAGTAGCAACGGCAGCGAAAGAAGTCTTACAGGAAACCGCTGTAGGAAGAGTGGCAAAAGTGCTAATGAAGCTTGCCAGTGCAGCTTCTAAAGTGTGGTCCGTGCTGAAAAAACTTGGCTCTATTGCTGGCACAATAGCTGGTAAGCTTGGCAAGATGGCAGTAGGAGTGGGCAAGACTGCAGGTAAACTATTTTCTCATATTGGTAAACTTAATGGACTCTTTTCCAGAGGTAAAAAGGATGCCAGCGGCTATGGAATGAGTATAAAAAATGCTTTGAAATCCGTAATACTTTACCAGGGTATCAATAAGGTATTAACTGGTCTCGCTGAAACTCTAATGAATGCCATGAAAACAAATAAACAGTTTGTATCAAGCCTTGCACAGGTTAAGGGAAATTTGTTTACGGCATTTCAACCTGTGTTTGAAGCAATAATGCCGGCTATAAATGTAATGATGCAAGGACTTGCCAAATTAACCGGATACCTTGCACAATTTACGTCTATGTTATTCGGAAAATCATTGTCTGCCAGTCAGGCAGCGGCCAAGGCTCAATATGACCAGGCAAAGGCATTAACGGAGACTGGAAAGGCGGCTAAAGACGCAAAGAAGCAGCTGTCGGATATTGACCAATTACATAATACAAACGATGATAATTCAAGTGACAGCGGTAAAAATGAAATATTGCCTGATTTTAGTACGCCTATTGATACATCAGATAATGTTTCTGATTTTGTTAAAAGGTTAAAAGAAGCATGGAGTGCGGCAGACTTTACAGAAATCGGTGAAATCGTAGCCGGGAAGCTCAATGGAGCATTGGAATCTATTAACTGGGATAAAATACAAGGAACTACTCAAAAGATTGCGAAATCTATTTACACGTTTATAAATGGATTTGTGGCCGGATTAGACTGGAAGCTTGTAGGCAGCACTATAGGAAATGGCATTAATACTGCAGTACAATTTGCTGACACAATGATAACTGGTATTGATTGGAGTAAATTAGGTACTGGTTTAGGAACCGGGCTGCAATCGGCTATTAAAACCGTTGATTGGAAAGGCGCAGGAAAGCTTGTATCCGATGGGCTTAATTCTATTGCGACTTTTATCAATAGTTTTTATAAGTCAGTGGATTGGGTTGGATTTGGAAGTAATTTAGCATCCGGCTTTAATAATGCGATTAAAAATACCAATTGGACAAATGTAGGCACAGCAATTGGAAATGCCTTAAATATCGCGATTGATACAGCATATGGGTTTGTAACTAACTTTGATTGGAAAAAGTTCGGTCAAGGCATTGCAGACGGATTAAATGGTATGCTTAAAACCACAAACTGGGTAGAGCTTGCGAAGGGTGCTTCTAAATTGGCTACAGGGTTACTTAACAGTATAGCTACCGCGATAAAAGAAGTTGATTGGCGGCTGGTAGGAAATACAATAGCTGATATGATTCTTAATATTGACTGGGCTGGTATAGCAGCTGGAATAATTGATTTATTAGTTGCTGCCTTTAACGGACTGGTATCTCTTATATTTGGAATTGGGGAGAAAATCGGCAAGAATATTGCAGATGGATTAAAAGACGGAATTAGCTTAAGTGATATAATAAAAAATGCCGGAACGTGGATTAAAACCCATATCTTTGACCCGATTGTGAATAACATTAAATCTCTTTTTGGCATACACAGCCCCAGTACTGTAATGGCTGAAATTGGAACCAATATAATGCAAGGCATGATAAACGGTATTACATCCCTGGTGGATACAGTAAAAAGCAAGTTTAAATCATTGGTTGGTGATATTAAAGGATTTTTTACCGATATACCTACATGGTTTGAGGGTAAGTTCAATTCAGCATTAGAAAAAATCAAAGCGGTGTTTTCTGACAAAGCAGTAAGCAGCCATTTTTCCAGTGTGTTATCTTCTATAAAATCTACGTTTTCCGGTATAGCGGATTGGTTTAAAACTACATTTACAACGGCCTGGACTAATGTCAAAAATGTATTCTCTACTGGAGGAAAGATTTTTGATGGCATTAAAGATGGAATCGCAGATACATTTAAGGCGGTTGTCCAGAGACTTATTGACGGAATAAATGCAATAATACGACATCCTTTTGAAAAAATTAACAGCATGCTAAATTCGATTAAAAGTGTCAGCATATTAGGAGTAAAACCTTTTAATGGATTATGGGATACTAACCCATTGCAGATACCGCAGATTCCAGCACTTGCCACAGGTACCGTTGTACCAAGAAATTACGGAAGCTTTCTTTCAATCCTTGGTGATAACAAGAAAGACCCAGAAATAGTATCACCGGTTCCCACGATGGAGCAAGCAGTTGAAAACGTACTCAATAGAATGGGAGTAGGCGGCAACGGAGATATTTCATTGCATCTGACATTGGTAAGGGATGGAAAGAAAGAATACGACAACATAATGAAGATAAACAGAGAACAAGCTACATCTGGTAAATTATCTTTTGCGCTAAATTAGAGGGGGTAGGAAATGGGTTTTCAAGGGTATTACGTAAAAAACATGGGTAATAACAAGGTATTTCCTACCTCTTTATTAAAGGATGGTGGAGAGGGGTATCACGGCACACCTGATATAGTAAGTGATAAAAACGATTATACAGATGGTAACGGATTGACGCACAGATTCCCTTTACCGCATACAAAATCAAAGCTGTTTCTAAATACAGTGGAAGAAGTTTCAGAAACTGATAAATTGGCAATTCAAGCGGTTTTAAATAATGATATCCTTATGAATTTACAGTACTGGAACGACAAGTCGCATTCTTATAAGACTGGCAATTTTTATATGCCGGAAATAGACTGGAAACATGCAAAGGTGGATAAGGAAACATTTGAAATTACATATGCAAGTGTAGCTATTACATTAATTGAATATTAAAAGGGGATGATTACATGCTTAACATACCGGAAGAATTAAAAACCATATACAAAAGTGATAGGATTCCGATTGTCCCCAGCTTGTCCGCAAAGGAGCTTAGACTATTCTTCCCGGAATTGAATCTAACAATTGAAACAGATAGAATTGTTGATGATAGCTTTGAACTGCAAGAAAGCCTATGTTCTGGTATTGATTTGACATTTGGGTCCTGCGAGGGTGCAATACTTAAAGTTACTGTGGCAAATTTAATACAGGATTTAACAGGATATGAATTTACAGTAACACAAATAGTTAACGGAACATATGAAATGCCGCTCGGTACATATAAAGTAGCATCATGCAAAAAACAAAATGAATTATGGTTTCGTGAGATTGTGGCCTATGACAGCATGACAAAAACCAATGTTGATGTGTCTAATTGGTACAATAGTTTAACTTTTCCTATGACACTGGCTACATTCCGCGGAAACCTTTTAAATTATCTCGGAATTTCAGAAGAGATAAGAATGCTTCCAAATGACAATATGACAGTCGAAAAGACCATAGAACCGTCTGTATTAAGCGGCAGGCAGTTATTGCAGCGCTGTGAAGAAATAAACGGCTGTTTCGGTCATATAAACAGGTATGGAAAGTTTTCGCATGCTGTATTAGAACCCAGTTATGGTCTTTATCCGTCAGCTACCTTGTTTCCTACAGTTGATTTATATCCAGTCAGTGCAGACGATACTAGTTATTTTCAAGCCGGCTCAGAATCTGTTGATATATCCATCCCCATACGCGAAGATATACAGTTTGAAGAATATACTGTAAAAGAAATTGACAAGCTTCAAATACGGCAAGAAGAGGGCGACATTGGAGCTATAGTTGGTACAGGCACTAATGCTTATATTATTGAAGGAAACTTCTTTGCGTTTGGCAAATCAGCGGCTGAATTGAACACCATAGCAATAAATGCCTTTGGCAATATGCAGAAGAGACCATACAGGCCGTTTGTCTGCCAGAGCATCGGACTACCATATATTGAAGTTGGGGATATGGTTTCTTTTTCTCAAAGTGATGCAGTATCAGGATATGTTCTCAGCCGCACACTTAATGGAATACAGGCTTTAAGGGACCTGTTTACTGCAGAAGGAAACGAAGAAATCCAACAGGATTTTAGCCTTAATACTGAAATTATCCAGCTACAAGGTAAGTCCAATGTCCTAAAGCGAACAGTCGAGGAAATGTCCATAACTATAACTGATATGGGGGCCGGCCTGCAAAGCCAAATTACACAGACTGCCGGTCAGCTACAGACACAAATCACAGACAATAAAAACAGCTTACAATCTCAAATAACCCAAACAGCATCAGGATTACAGACACAAATAACGGATAATAAAAATAATCTTCAAAGCCAGATTACACAACAGGCCGGGCAAATAGAGTTAAAAGTTGATGCTGCCGGAGTAATCGCAGCTATTAATATATCCCCTGGAACAGTGAGAATCCAAGGAAACAAGATAGACCTTGTATCTCAAGTAGTAGAAATAATGGGAAAAATTTATTTGAATATTGATGATAATGATACCGCTGTATTTGCAGTTACTTCCAGCGGTACAACCAAGGTTGTAAGCTATCAAAATATAACAAATCCGACAGGGCAATCATACCAGTCGGTGGTTGTCGGAGATGATTCAGAAACGTTGGCATTAAAGGGCTATAACACATACATGAAGGGAAGATACACTACGCTGTATGCATCAATTTCCGCTGAATTAGCATGTG